CTAAAAACCTGTTGTAACAGAAGTAAGTAATTTCATAATTAACGGAGCTAACTGTACAACAAAGTAACCAATCGTTGCGCCTTGTAAAGTATCCATTGCTCTCTCACGTCTTCCAATGATCCACATGATTCCTGCTCCTGCGATTGCAATAAAAGTGACTGGATAAGCAAGACCTTGTGCTAATTCAATCAGTGGGTTAAAAGCCTCAATGACTTTTGCTTTTACCTCCTCTTTAGTTGACATTGCTGGAACGGCTTCTGCGGCAAATGCAATGTTGGTAAAAGACTCGATTAAGAAAGGAAGTCCTATCATCCCCAGAGATAATGGCAACCACTCTTGCCCTGTCTTTACGTCCCCTCTATTAATCTTTGGATTTGTCTCTTTTCCACCGTTCATAAATTCCTTAATGCTCATCGTTTGAGTTTTCTTAGCTGCTAAGATCATGTTGTTAACCTCTCTTCTTCTTAGTAGTTTTTGTGCGTTTCTTGCTTGCTTTCTTCTTTTCCTTACGCTTCTTCAACCCATAATCTAATGCCATAAACCCAACTTGCACTGCTGCCTTTTTCCACATGATGACCACTCCTTAGTGAAAGTCTGATACAGTGAAAATCTGAAAATCCAAGCCTTCTAATATCTCTGTAAGCTGTCTACGACGATATTCTGTTGTGGTTACCCATATAAGCTTCGGTGGAGTTTTAAAGACTCCTAAACTAATAAGAGCTTTATATTTATCAATCTTTGCACGGTTCTTGTTCATCTTTTGAGTATTATCTACTTCAACTAAGTAATAGCGTCCATCTCTCTGAAAAATAGCATCCGCAATGATTTTCACCTGACCTGGAACCTCAAGCTTCATTTCATTCTTCCAAGAAGAAGGGCATTCGTAAGCGATATACAAATCGTTTCGCATGATATAGTGGAGGACTTGCGTGGTCTTTTTACAAATCTTTTTACTACCCGTCAATTCACGACCTTGTTTGCTTAAGTAGTAAATGTTTTCTCCATCGCGGAAAGAATGGACATACTCCTCTAGATCTTTCATAACTCTTGAAGCATTGCGATCGCTTCCTAAAGAGTGAAGAATTTGCAGTTGTGAACGAGATAAATAGTCAAACTTCTTCAATGACAAGAGTATGTTCTCTGTTCGTTGTTTCTTTTGAATCGTCCTTTGCATGTTTCTCATCCTTTCGTGGTTTTATGTTGATGTGAGGTTGTATAGTACGCTTTATCAGGTCTTCTCCAACCAAAGGCACTTGGACCTTATGACGGGCTACACCATCCATCACTAAAGCACGACCAGGGCATTCCAACTTTTCCGCTCCCCACTCATCTAGTACAACTTGACTTTGGTTTCCACTTCTTAATTTGAAGCAAACTACCTGATTCAGATTTGATTTTATGTCCTTGCTCATAACATCCACTGTTGGGTACTGGGTACAAAAAATTAGAATATAATTGAGCCCTGCTCCTAAACGTGCAATCTCTGATAAACGTTGCTGGCACTTATTCCTTTTCTCCCGTTCATCCTTTTTGATGATGGGTGACAATTCCGCGGCTTCATCGATAATAATAAAATGTTTTTTACCCAATCCAGCCTCATCTGCTGTTTCATAGCCTCCTTGTTTAACTTGCTCCATTTTCTGTTTCATCTCGTTATATATACTGTCTAACAAGGTTGTAGCGCTGTGAAGGTCTTCCGCATAATGTTTTGTTTGTTTGAGAATCTCATAGCGTTGTAAGGTTAATCCATCCTTTAAATCCAATAAAGAAAATTCGGTTTGATCAGGATAAAGGTTTAATAAAGAGGTAATAATCAATTTTATAAATTGGGACTTCCCCTGCCTTGTTCCCCCTGCGACAGCCATGTGTTCGCGTCCGATTTTCCAATTCAACATCTCCTCTCCGTTATCGCCTAACGGCACACGCCAGTCATAACAACCGTCAAAGAAAGAGTCCTCTAACTTAATCATGGTTTCCATATCCTTATCGAAGACTTTGAAATGCAGCATGCCATCATAGCTCATTTTGATGGATTTTTTAATGTCATTTTTGATGAAAAGAATGTTATGAATGTCTCTTCGAAAGGTGGCTCGATTAAAGCGACCTTCTTTTAAATATCTCCACAATTCCTTTAACCCTTTTCTGTTGAACTCGTATTCTCGTTTTTTAATGTTCAAGCCATCTTGAAATTCATGTATATGCTTTTCGAACTTTTTAAAAGACAACCCTGGAGGTATTTGGTAAACATATTCGGTAAAACGCTCTTCTTCTGTTTTTCGATGAAGACGAAGGGATTGACCTTGTTTCGTTAAATCGCACGCCTCAGCAATACGAATAATTTTCTCGTGATCGTTAGCTCCTCCCCCTCCCTTTTGCTTCATTGAAGCTTTAAGATATAAACCTCCAATCAATGAACCGAAAGCGATCTCTGCAATCATGTTGTTCTCCCACCTCCTAGGGATATCTACAGAGTAGATAGTCCCTTTCAATTCGATATGAAAAATTGAGAATGAGAAGCTCTGTTATAAGGTTTTAAATGTCTTTTAGGATGTCTGAGCAGGATTTTAGCAAAGAAGTATTGAAACGACATATAGAACGAAATTTGATCGGCTATTTGAAATGCAACTTGAAAGGATTTTTTGTTGGTATAGTAAAGGGTATTTGGAGCAGAATGTCCAATATTCCTATTTTTTTTAGATTGAATCGCATTGTTTTGGGATTCTTGGACAATTCTATGTACTGTAAACCGTCTAAAGGAGTTGTCTGGAATGTGGGGAATTGGTAAACCCAAGAGCAAGCTTGGAAAATGGATGGATAAGAGAGGATTAGCTCAAAAGGATTTAGCTCGGGAAGCAAAGGTTAGTGAAAATACAATTACAAAGGCATGCACTAATAAAGAATACATCCCACGACAAGATGTAATGAAGAAATTATTGAAAGCTATACGAAAAGTAGATCCTAACGCTAAGATGAGTGATTTCTGGGATATGTAAAAAAGCCCTTATCCACTTGGATAAGGGCTTTTTAAAGGTACTTGTCTACTCCATCATAAAAAGCTTTTAGAGCTATTCATTAGTATTATGTATTATAATTATTGATTTTATTCTTTATCTCTAAATAATTTGGATAAAACTTTTTTCTTTTCACATACTATGAATACCTTCTCTTAACATCCATTTTAGTTGCAATAGTACTCCTTTTGCAAAAGCAAAAGCCCTTTACTTTGTCGAGTGAGGGCTTTTGTGTATTTAATACATACAAATACGAATAGATAGACGTTGAGAGTACCAATGGAACAACTCCCCTTGCAGCATTATATAAAAGTGAACAATAAGTTGTGACAAAGATGTATATAAAATGGAGAGATGATTCATATTATAAGTAGTTGACTTTAACCAAAACGCTTTTCCTTTTACCGACAAGACAGAAAAGCCCCTTACTCCATCAGTAAGGGGTTTTTCCGTACTTGTAGGTGTACAAGTGTTTCTGGTTTATAAGAGGTACCATTTGGGCTATCTTCGAAGGTTTATGCCCCTCTATACAAGTATATAAGCTATTCTTGAAAGTATGCGTAAATATAAAAAGCCCCTCTTATGAGAAAAAGGCTATTTATTCATAAACTTCCATTAGGTATATAAAAAGGATCCCTAGGTTATAATATAAATGTAAATTTTACACATGTTTTTCTCCTTTTTTGGAAACATAAAAAACCCCCTATTCGCAATGAGTAGGGGGTTTAATAAGTGCAAAACTTTGAAGAAAGGGTTACTTTCTCATTTCCTATTATACATCAGTCGGGAGAAAAGGAAATAATTTGTGAATTTTATGTTTTGTGTACCAAACTATACTTAAGACATTAACTCATAATAATTTTTTCTTTTCGAGGTGACGTAAAAAGCCCCCTACTCACACAGAGCAGGAGGCTTTTGATTGTGGATATAACATTAGCTGGGTATAAGCTAATGCTCTTAATTATACACTATTTATTTAAAAGAACGTAAGGTAAGTTGTGTAAGGAAATAAAGAACCTCTTGAATAGACACATTACCATTTTTAAGTTTCTCTTCCCACATTTCCGGTTTCTCAAGAGGTAACTTATCTTTAACCTCCACAAATGTTTTGTGCATTTCTTCAACTTGGAAAGGTCTAAAATCTCCTGCACGTTTAGCCATGACCATGACCTCTTCACGAGTGGCTACATCTTGAGGACGAGCACCGTTTGTAATTCCACGTTCAGTTGCTTCTCTTACTTCCGGCTCAAACTGTTTTGAAACAGGTAATTTGCTTGTATCCACTTTTGATTCCTCCTTTTTAGGTGGTGTTACAGGTGTTTCTTCTTTTGGTTTCTCGCTTAACTTTTTGTATTCCGCGTCTATCTTAGCCTGTGTAGCTGTTCCAACAAGCCCATCAATTACTAAACCGTGTTTTTTCTGAAATTCTTTAACTGCTTTTTCTGTGTCCGCTCCAAAAAATCCATCAATACCAGTTGAACCAATATTGAATCCTAGAGCTTGCAGTTTCCCTTGGAGTCCTTTTACAAGTGTTCCTTGGTCGCCTTTATCTAGGTAATTGTTGCTGTTCGGCACTGTGCCGATGACTGCTGAACCTGGTGGGCGTTTACCCGCTTGTAGCTGTTTTAGTGTTAGTCCGAATGTATATTCGAAGTGAGGAAGGTCTTTAAAACTTTTCCAATCACCACCCCATTCTAAACCAAGCTGTTTTCCAAGTGCTCCTACTTTATTGTAAGTGTTACCTGTCCATACTGGATTTTGATTCTCATCAAATACAGCAAAATCAAAAGCCAACCCATAATTATGAATGGATTGACCCCCCTTTGCGTTTGTGACAATTTTGCCTGGCTTTGTGCGCCCTTGCGCGTATAATGCGTTTTGTTCATCAGGAGTACGTAATCCTTGTGTAATTGCAATATAATACCCTTTGTTATATGCCATTTCTACAAGCTGCAATGCTTTACTAGCAATAGTTTGGTGTAGTCCCACCACTTTCTTTTCTGAACGATCCTTCAGATACTTAAGTGTAGTTTTCGCCATGTTATTTTCCCTCCTTAACTCTTCTGGCTCGTGCTTTTCGTGTAACATCATTGTTCTTCCACCAAGCTACAAGTGAGGTTACAATTGTGAATATCATGGAACCTAATAAATACGCTAAATCAACTGTACTTGTAATCTCTTCCTCACCAATTGGAATTTCCGTAAACCCTAATAAAGCTAATGTTTGGTTAATTAAAGCCATAAATAATAAAAGAGTACGAATTAACGTACCCTTGTCGATTTTCTTATTCATTTTTATTTCCTCCCTTATTGTTGAGTTAATACTGTAATCACGATACCAATTGCTCCTGTGGTAAGTGCTCCAATGATAGATGCTGTAATAGTGCGTTTAATCCATGTGGTGTTTTCGTTAATACTTTCAAGTGTTCGGTTAATAGCTGAAATTTGTTCATCATGACGAATAGTTGTACTTTTTAATTCACTTACTTCTTTTTCTAAAGTTTTAATATCATTCTTCATCTCTACAAGCTCTTTCTCATAAGAATTCACTGGGACTCCCTCCGCTACCTGTGACATGGATACTCCCCCTAAATAAGATTTTGGCGGCCCATTTATTCTGTCTTTACTTGATGATTCTTCAATAGGCATCACCCCTTTTTATCCATAAAAAAGACACCTATGTGTCATTTAATCTCTCAATACAGTTCTGATACATCTAACCTTTAACAATTCAATTGATGAGGATTCTTCAGGCACTTCAAAATAAGATAGAATATTAATATAGTCACTTCGTGTATTGACTCCTTTAATTAATTTAATTCCATCTGGATAAATCCAAATTTGATAAGATCCTGCTTCTGGAACTGTTAAAATAGTTTCCTTAGTTGTACTGAATATTAAATTCCCTTGATTGTAATACTCCCCAGAAGAAACAATAATGTTATTCTTTTCAATTCGAATATCAAACGTATAGAAAGTTGTTTCTTTTTCCCCAATAACGTCAATGTAACTAATCATTTGATCGCTCCCTTTCTATCCCATTGCAATCCATCCATAATCAAAGACTATTGAACCACTCGATGTATTTTGCCCTGTGATTTGAAAAGAAGTTGTAGTTACTACTCCAATGGTAGGAGCGGGATATTTATCTGGAGAAACACTGTTGTTTATACTTGCTGTAACTACAGGAAAAGCAGAAAACCCCTCTGGAAAAGTAACAGTCGTTGTTTTTATAGAGTTTCCTGGAATTGTTACTGTCACTTTACCGAACTGAATTTTTTCCCCTTTTACTTTTCCATCTACATAGGATTTAGCCTTTGTTTCTGCCTGATTGGCTTTACTTTGAGCACCTGTAGGCGTTTCGTACTTGTTATCAGATTCTGTTTTAGAATAAGCTCCTACTTGCTCTGCTGTTACACTATGAGGATTATCCTTTCTGTTGGCATGTGTATTTACTTTCGCTTCAGCACCTTCAGTTGTTTCGATTCTTACCCAAGAAGTCCATCTAGCGGGTGTTGTATGCCAATGTCGAAGGTATACACCAACTTGAGTATCATTAAAGGCATGTTCAAAAAACCATTGAGACATGCGGGAATTGTTGATCTTACTTGTCACAACAGTTCCAAACAATGTAGGATAGCTTGTTAAATTCGTAGCATCAAAAATAGTCAAACCCGTCGGATAAGAATCTCCACTTACTGTCCCGTCTATTGCAGAAATAGCGGTTACCTGTTGGCTTGTGACTTGGTGAGGATTATCTTTTCGATTTGTATGGGTAGTTAGATCCGTTGTCGTTGCTGCTAATTTTTGAATTTCTTCAATGGCTTTATACGTCGTATACCATTGCCAGTTAAACCAATCAGCGGGAGGATATTCTCCTGCTCCCCATCCACGCTCTATAGTGCTGTCTGGTGGCTTTTGACCTGGGTTATTCCAAGTTGGTAAATGTGATACAAAAGGCATGTTATCAACTCCCTCTTATTAAATAATAGAACTACCAGTATTTTTGATATTAAGTCTTTGATGTTTCATCTCGTGATATTCCTCCTCAACCAAAACATTGCCTCTTTTAGTATTTTAGGCATTAAAAAGAGCCAATAGGAATACCTACTGACTCAAAGTATTAATATAAATTTTTATGATTACCCTAATAAAGCTCAAATCCCCAGGATGAAATGAACTATTTTTTAACCCCTTATAAGATTTTTTAGACTAGCTTTTGCTGAAGGGGGAATTACACGTAATATACTTTTCTTAATTCTCCCTTTGAGATTTACCTTGTTAATTGGTTCATTTAACGTTTCAGGCCACATTTTAGCAATTAATCTTTTGTATGTTTCCTGAGTTGAAGTTGCTTGTTGCGTATTGTTTAGTTTAAGCATCGTCATAATTAACTTTCGATTGTTTAATGGACAAAATTCTTCTATTGCTATATCTTGCTCCGCTTGGAACATAGCTCCCCAATTCCCCATACGTTGTTCCCAATAAAATAGTTCTGCCACCTTAACGTTCTTACTCTCTATGGTTTCTTTAGAACCTTCTAACCACTTATCAATGGCAGCTACAACGTATTCAACAGAAGGTAACCCATAAATCTTAGCTAAATATTCTCCATTTACCTGATTAGATTTAAAGTCAGAATGAATTCTAATAAGCTCTCCAACGTTACCGTTTATATTGATAGTTTTAGTTTTGTTTTTATAGTGGTGATTAATTATAAGAGTTTTGGGTAGAATTCTAGCCATAGAAACACTTCTTTTTAATGCTTGTTTAAATTCTTCATCCATTGGACTGATATTATCGAATATGTTTAATGTAAGCCCTAATTTATTTAGTAAAATCTTAGGAGTCTTAATGTCAGGATGATTGGGAGAAAGAACATTCATTGTATTTACAAAATAGTTAACATCTGTACTTATATCTTTTGAAGCAGCTAGTAATAAACGGCTGTCCCATCCAGCTGTTACAGCAAGCATAGGATTTTCAAATCGATTATTAATAGCTTTTAGAGAACCTTTAAGAATATTAGTTACAGTATCTACAGCATTATCTATATCTATTTCTACCTCTTTATTAATCCAATATCTTTTAAACTCACCCGTCATTAAGTCCAATACGTGATTAGGAAGTAGATGCTTTATACCTTTATAGACAGTTCCGTCTCCATACCATGTACGTTCTTCATTTTCATAATAACTTGATTGTATGAAATTAAGAAGGTCTGAGTCTGTATCTTTTTTTATATCTAAAACTTCAGATAAGAGAGTTGGTTGAGCTGCGCACCAAATGCTATTTTTTTTCTTAGTATAAAAAACTTGTCTAAGTCCACATGGATCATGAAACATTTTAGTTTCTTTAGGATCACTATAAATAAGTGCCCATCTACCACCATATTCGTAAGTACCTTGAAGAACAGAATCGAAACAAGGTGAACTACCTATAATTTGGTTAAGAATTTTTTCATTTGTATTATTAGGGTGAAATGGATCAATGATAAACCCAAGTAAAGTTAATGTAGTAGCCCCCTGTGTAACTTGTGCATATTCTAAATCGGGATGTATATTTAGAAAAAGACTATCATTAATTCTAACTTTGTTCCAGGTACTCAATTCTTCTATATATCTATCGCCTAATATATACTGGCGTTTAAAATCTAAAGGTCCAATGGGGTTCATTATAAATTCCTCCAAATAAAGCAGTATTTGTAATCTTAGTTTATTTTACACTATTAATACATGATTTGGAGGAACTTATTTATTTTTTTATATAAAATTATCCTCTATAATCTTATTAACTGCTGTTTCGTCCACACTGATTTTAGTAGCATTAGTGTTGTTCCTTGCATTAACGCCCTTTATTAATACATAATCAGAACCAGTTATATAGATCCCGAATCTAGGGTTGTTGTCTATTATCCCCCCATTAATATTTACATCAGTTGCAGATTCAATTCGCATTCCGTCCCCATTAGTATCAGTAGTCAAGGAACATCTAACATTACTTAATTGATGCTTATTTCCTCCAACAATGTGAATACCATAAAGGGTTGATGCCCTAAAAGAGGATCCATTGATTTGTAATTCATTACATGAATTACAATACATTCCTTCCTTTGAGGATTGTCTATATTTTCCCCCATTTATATCTGATCTGTCTATATACTCCAGGTAAGCTAATGCTTTTCCTGTATAACTGACTCTATTATTGTTTAACACAAGATCGCTAGAACGGTTACCTGTAGTCCCGCCCGCATAAATACCCCAACCATTAGGTATATTGATAACAGAATTGTCGCATACCTCAACATTAGAAAAGTTATATACATTAATCCCTTTAGTCTGAGCTCCATCAATTGTATTACCCTTAACAGATGATTCTCTTATTCTCCCTTGGTATCCGTCTAAATCTATCCCTATCCCCGCACAATTTTTAATACGATTGTTAGTAATTACAATACCGAATTGACTGGAAACTGCTGTATAACTCTCAACCCTAATTCCTTCTCCCGTTGAATTAAAGATCAAATTATTATCGACTGTGATATATTGTCCCCTAATAGCGAAACCTCCATAACATCCATCAGTAAGGTTTCTACTAAAAGTCCAATAAAAGCAAGGTTCATGACAATCAAAAGGGAAGGCAAGTTTATTACCAAAAGCTTTATTGTCTTGAATCATAGCTAGTATAGAAGGTCTTGTTCCTCCGCCTGCAACACCATGTCTACAATTATAAAACGTATTTCTTTCTACAAGGCTTTCTCTACAAGTATCCATTAAAGAAATACCATATCCTGTGTTACCTATGGAGGAAGGAGAAGTAGAGTTATATACAGTACAGTTTCTTACAATTGGGTTATAGGAATTAAAGAAAGCTATAGCAGTATCTTCCGCTTTATCAATTACAACATTATCCACACATATATTCCTAGTGAAGTTACAATATATAGCATTATGAGCTGTTCCAACCCCACCCATTACAATGCTGAAATCTCTTAGAATTACATTTTCTATAGGCTTGATATTTCTCAAAAGTGTATTTCTTGTAACATCGTAATTGAAGATAACCATATCCTTCAATTCTAGAGATGTATCTGAAGGTACCGAGTCCACAATATGCAATTCACCTTTTTTCAATCCAGTATTGGTTGTACCTTGAGCGTAAGGTTCATCGTTTGTGAGTATTACCAAGTCTTCCTTGGAAAAACCGGTGGAACTAACAACATTTAGAGTTCCTTCCAAGGTGTAAGCGTTTGTTGAAAGGGGAGTTGAAGCTGTTCCTATAGCCCCTTCTATTTTAAACAACTTGACCTCCCTTAGTTCTTTTCCAACAGGTAATGCACTTCCATCAAAAACTGTATCCCTCCCCATGCCATAAAAAGTTATACCTGAGTAAAATTTAATAGGGGATAATAACTTAAAAGTTCCTTTATCAGCCCGTACAGCAGGGATATTATTTGTTTTAGCGTAATCCAAAGCGTTCTGTATATTGAGAGAACTATCTTTAACTCCCGTTGGATCAGCTCCAAAATCTTCAACAATATCAACGTAGAAATCTAGTTTTCTTTGTAAAGCATCAACCTCCTTTTTAAGCCCTTTGTCATTAAAACATATGCTTATAAAAGGATTATTCTTACCTCTATAGCCCATCAAAACCCCTCCTATACATAGCGAGTAACGATATAAGTAGTAGCATCACTCACTTGAACTGTAGCCCTTGGATTCCCTCCAATATTTGCTTCAAACGTCTCCCCAGCTGGAACGTGAATATCGATATCATTCACATTAAAAACACCATCATTAATCTTGTCTGTATTATAAATACCAATGGAGGAAAGAGGATTAGAGAATGTTAACTCACCTGAAACTGAATCCTTTTCTGTAAGCTGTTCCTCAACATTACTTCCTTCTAATCTCATTTCCCCTAATACTTTTAATGCCTTTGATCCATCCTTACTCAATTGACTAAATAGTTCCGACAAAGGAATGATTGACATATGACCATCTCCTTAAATTTATTGTTCATACCTTTTTAATATGATATGGAAGATTAAATAAATAAAAAAAGAATAGCTCCACCCCGCTATTCATATCAAAGTCTCGCGCTTGATTTAGTTTGTACGTAGTATCAATTACATGCTGAATGTCTAATAAAGGGGTAACTTCAAACCCGTTAGGATTTAACTTGTTATTCCTTTTATTCTCGATCTCTACGTTAATATCTTTGGGCAAGGTGCCCACCTCCCTTCGATAACCACGGCTAAATAGGTAAATCATCTTCTTTTTGAGGGGTATAGACTCCACCAAGTGTTCCCCCATCTGTCCCATCACTTGAGAAGCCATCAGTCCCTTGTTCTAGTTTATTTGGATCTATAGATAAGCGGAACGAACCTTGTAAATTTACAAGCGCTACACGAATGCCTCCTGCTACCGTTTTTTGAGCTAATTGAGCAAACTGTTGAGGGCTCATTCCTACACGGTTCAAGGCTTCAAGAGGGGCCTTTGTAATCATAAGAGCAGCGGGTTCATTATCCCCTGTCTCTTTTAAAGTCTTTATTTCAATTTCAGAAGGGTGACAATCGAGAGTGAGAGACAAAACTTCAATCACCTTATTCATGGTCCCATCTGCTAGATTAAGAGCAGATTTCCCTCGGATAAGAACACGATAAATTTCATCTGACGTTTGTCCCCTTGGTTGATTTAAATTCTCCCCCATTAAATCAAGGGTAGTACCTTCGGCTTTGTACAGATCTCGCCACTCTTCGGTTTTGGTAAGAGCACTCTTAAGTTGGTTAATCTCCTCATCTACAAGAGCAAACAGCTTTCCTATGTTAGAGTCCTTGGTTTTCTTAAAGACATCGGTTAGCTTACTTAGCCAATCTTGAATCATGCGAGAATTACCTCAACAGAAGCAACATCCGTTTGCGCCACTTCCTGTGAGCCAATAGCTACGTTAGATGTACCAAGTGTTTCTCCTTTGACTCCAATGAGAAGGGTTGCATCTTCAATCCCGGTAATCTTATAAATCTGACTAAACAGTTTAGAGTAGATAATATCCTGCCCCATCTTGTTTCCTATCCATGTTGTCCCGCTACTATCTACTCCACCGATGAACTGAATGAGATTGTCCTTAATCAGCACCTCTCCATCTACAGGAAAAGTAGCATCCGTTTGAAGGGTCAATTGGATTTGGATTTGCTTTTCAACTGCATAATCAAAGCGGACTTCATGACTCACTCCACTCAAATCCTCTACCATTACAACCCTTTGCCCCACGGTTTCTATTCCTGCCGCTACAGAGTTAAATAAAGAGGTTGCAATAGCCTCCTCTGTTCCCCCTAATACATAAGCATGAACGGATTTTGGTGGATTCCCTTCTGCATCTGCTTCCATTTTGTTATTAATCACGATATTAGAAGCACGAACCCCGCTTGTTTGAGTAAGAGCGGAAGAGATAGCGGAAATGGTAGCTTTTCCTCCACCAGCAGCAGAGCTAATAATACGAGCTCTAAATTCAGCGTCTGTTTCAAGGGAACGGCCACCTGTCGCCGCTTCTGGATTATTTACGCTAATAATCTCTTCTAGCGGCTCAGCAAGTACGGTAATAGTATTTGCCCCTACATTGGTATGAAGACCTTTCTCAACGGATACAGCATTTCCTGAGCCGTTTCCTTGGCTATCTAGTGTGACATTTTCAACAAGAAAAAAGTACACATCGTTTTCTGTAGAGAATTGAGTCTGTTCAGGTATGGTAAAAGCCGATCTTCCTGTAAAAACAAGAGTCACATAGGATTCAGCAGCGGGTTCTCGTGATAATCCTTGGATAGTGGAGAGCCTATCTAGCTGAACGCCCTCTGATTTGCTCACAAACCCTGAATTATACACCTTCTCAGCAAGTTCCCAAGCTAGAGAGAGAAACCAAGCGAAAAGCATAATAATGATGCCTAGAGGACTCCTGACGGATACGTTGATGTTTTCACCAAACAACCCCCTAGCTCTGTTTTGCATATCCTCTAATAAATCTTGATAGGTTTTGCGGTGAAACCCGTTCTTATCAAGCACCGATTACCACTTCCTCTAACTCCAATTCGGTTCCATCCTCTTTTTCAAACGTCATCTTGACCTCTCGAATACGAGTCTTAGGATTATCTGAAAAAGAAACATCTGTAACGGAGCGGATTCTTTCTTCCTGAGAGACAGCTTCAATGATGTCATCTCGTGTTGCTGCTTGATCTGCTACCTTTCCTAGGATGTTATCGAATGACATCCCGTGTTCTTCATCTAAAAAGAACTCGCCTTTCCGTGTCTGGAGTACAGATTTAACGGATTGAGCAAGTTCTTCATCTTCATCAACCATAATTAAATTGTTATCTTTAATGACTAAATCGCCATCTTTTAACTTAGGAGCAAGCATTCTACACCTCCTATACTTGATAAACTCCTACGATAACAGCATCGTTCATACTGTGAATACGAGTGAAGCCTGGATCAAAGGTTTGATTGTTTCGTAGATTGTCTAAAGCACGATCAGTAAAGTTTACATGTACAACATCACCCACATTTACTGTACCTACATGTTTTAAAATGTGAGCTCCTAGAACCAGAGCATGTTCCACTAACGAACCATCTTTTTTCTTAACTTTAAATAGCGGTTTAATATCCGCTTTATAACCATATACTTTGGCTACTCTAGCAGGAGCGGACACGTAAATCTGCAAACCTACGGACCTTGTAAGCTCCGAAAAGAACTTATCATCATAAGCCATTAAATCACCTGCACTTCTGTACGAAACTCAGAACCGGTTGCAACATGCTTTCCCTTTTTAGCACGATACTTCCCATTAGCCGTTCTACTCTTTAATTCAATGATAGAAGCAGTTGTTATACGATGTTGCAGCAAAGATTTTACGTTAAATCCTTTTGCATCCTCTTCTTCAAAAGGTTCAGGGGATTCCGTTAAACCTGTACTGGATTCAAGTACAAATCGCTCATCATCACCTTCTTTAATAGAGCGGATAATCATCTTCCCTCGCCTCCAGTACATAGAAGCGCCACAATCTTTTACGACTTCTGTTAGATTGTTTAAAATTTGTCCTGTTGCCGTGTATCCATTGGAATAGGTTTTATCTGTAGGTAACTTCATCTCAGCAATTTGGAAGCCTAGATCCTTTACTAATGTACGAATAATAACAGAGGCTTTTGTTCCTGCTTTAAAGGCAATTCGTAACTCTGAACCTACATTAGTTGAGGTTTCAGCAGTCACTTCTACCTCTGAATAGTCTTTCCCTTCTAATAAGTAAATGTTTGTCACCTTATCTACTCCATCTTGCTCCGTTAAAGTACGATCAATGGTTCCCTCGGTAATCACTCCATAATCAGAACGATAACCCGCTTGGAGTGTAAGATTAGCTCCTTTTTTAATACGGGAAATGGAGTTAGTTGATAAGTTATAAATCATAATCTTGGTTTCATTTGGCTTCTCATCATCATCAAAGGGAGATTCAAATTCAATATGAAACTTATCATTCGTGAAATCCGCTTTGTAATCTCCTTCGATATGCACTTTAATAACGCGGCCAAATAATTCATTTGTCACTACGTATCACTCTCCAAGCTTGGTTCCTCTTGTGTTGGTGCTATATCGTCAACAAAAAGGAAGGTAGTCACCATGAAGTTATCAAATGTTATCCGCTCCGTATTCCCTGACTCATCCATAGGAATAAGAGTGGGAGCAGGGAGGTTATCAGAGACTAAATCTGACCATAAAGGAACTCCTAGCACCAGCTTTTCCCCAATAACAAGCGGGTTTTGTTTGTAATCATATAAATCTACTGTGAAAAAATCATAGGTTTTGTTGTAGTTAAATTGAAAGACAAACGTATCTCCCGCTAGATCCATTTCAAATCGTTCAGGTAAACGATTTTTTTCAATTGGTACGTAATCTCTCATTATTTCACCCTCAATTTCACACCAATGGGAATTCTACGATCAGGATACTTATTCCATGCTCTTAATTGCGAGATAGAAGTACCATACTTTTTCCAACATCCCCAATACGTATCGCCTTTCTTAACCAAATGATAAACGGCTTTAGGTTTTGTAGAAGGATTAACGGGTTTTTTCTGCCCATTATTTTGAACCTTAACCCAAGGAGTAGAAGCAATCCGAATGGTTCTAAGTTTAATTGAAATGGAAATACCATTTGCAATACTAGAATCTTGGTCACCATCAATACTCATAATGATGACGTTCTTCGCGATGTTTCGTCCAACATAGGTCATGAGGGTTCCTTTTTTCATTTCTTGCTTTAAATATTCTTTATCCGCTTTATAGTTGGAACCAATAATATAACCGGACAAGGAAAACTCGTCCGGCTTTTCTTCCACATGGTCACTAATAGGAACTCCTTGCTCCACTGGATAAGAAGTAGCATCCACAGAGCTAGAATCACTTTCTTTCTCAACAAAGAGATTAATCTTACCTAGCTTTGCCATTAATATTCCTCCCCTGACTTAAAGAGAGCTAGCAGCTTTTGATATTGCTCATCTAATGCTTTTTGAACTTGTTCTTTGACCTGTTGGTTTGTATCGCCACTTGCCCCCGATACATTGACATTCACTGTTGGGCTATAATTGATATTGACTTCTCTACCGCCAGACGAAGAAACAGAACTGTTTGATGGATTGTAAGCATCTTCTGAAGAACTTGATGCGCTACCTAACGGATTATATCGGCCTGAAATCATATCCATACTATCTGGATGACTAAATATCTCAGTTCCTCTATTTAGCCTCATGAGTTCTGGACCTTGTTCACCAACCCAAGCCCATTGAGAATGAGATAAAGGACCATTCGTACCTTTTGCATATCCTTTATACGGGCCACCACGAGCCATACTCTTAATACCTGGTGTATTAAAAACCGTCCCATATCTTGCTTTGATATAGTTGATTGCGGCAGCAGCGTTATGAACTGGGTTGAAAATGTCGTTCATACCTTTTTGTTTATAGGCCTGAAATGTTGGTGGGATTGTCTGCATTACGATTATACCCTGGCGTTTCGCCATACTTTAACACTCGTAATAGAGTGGGACTAGACTATATTTTTAGTCAACACTATGTGTTAACATACAACCCGTTTCGAATTAAGGGACTCTCACCCGCTTGTATAAAACAAGCCCTACTCCTGTTGTGGCTCCTCACCACCAATGGGATAGTCGTTGAACCTTCACCTACCGACCTTTACGGTTTAGGTGCTTGGCTGCGTTTTAATGTGATCACCCAATCCTTCTCTCTTTTACCATACCCAAGGCGTTATCCTTGGCCACTAAGTATGTTTCCATCCTAGCTTGGTGTAGAAGGCTCTAAGGGACTCCCCGTCAATTAGAGTTGTTTAACGTGGGCAACCTACCCACGTGATGCTATGCCACGTTTGGCGTTAATATCCCAACCATTATAAGCTCTAGGGTTACCATTACTTTCTTTCATTGCAATCGTTTCTAAAGAGCCTGCCCATGAGCGCGGAACGCCTGTGGCAGCGATGGCTTGTTGAATCCAAGCCTTAACATTTCCACTCGCTCCGCTTGCTCTGCCAAATGCACCACCGAAACCATCCGGATTCATCGCTTTATTACCTTGACGGATTTCAAAATGAAGATGGTTTCCTCTAGAGTCACCTGTGTTTCCTACAGTACCAACAATTTGCCCTTTTTGAACCATATCACCGGTTTTAACAAGGTTTCGAGTATTATGACCATAAAGATAAGAAAGACCGCTTTTGGAACCTACATGAACGACATTTCCATACCCACCATATCCACTACCTCTTTGTCCAAATCCTGAATAAATAACAGGACCTGCACTTTGAGATGGAATTGGTGTACCAGCTGGAGCGGCTAGATCAATACCTTTATGCATTTTGCCATTTCGCATACCAAAATTACTGGTTTTACGGAAGATACTAGGGAAAGAGTAGCCACCGCCACCGCTTCCTCCAAAAGCATCAAATTGTTTCTTTACGTAATCAGCCATTTTCCCTCTCATATACTTAACCGATCCAGGGCCGATGTCTTTCCATGCCCCACCGATTTTAGGGAAAGTTACACCTAGTTCATTAAACACCTTGCTCATTAGCTCGCCTGGATTAGAAGCATACTCCCAAACATCGATTGCTAAATCTTTGACTGCTCCTGCAGCATTCTTGGTACCTTCCCAGGCATCACTAGCTACATTTTTTGTTCCTTGCCATGCAGCGTTCGCTGTATTTTTGGTACCCTGCCAAGCGGCATTGGCTGTGTTCTGCACTCCACTCATGAAGTTATTGATTGTGGTATTACCTTTAGCATAAGCTGGCATACCACTATTCATAAGAGCTTGCGTTTGTTTATGAGAAAGAACCTGAGTGCCTTTTGGCAGATTCATTAATGTATCAGTTCCTGGCGACATTCCAACTTGCCCCGCTGGTGTGCGGTACAACTCAGGTCCACCACCATCACCTAGGATAGCAGGACCTCCGGGGTGAAAGTTTGTCCCTTTCGCATATTTAGGAACTTTCCAATCTTTAATTACTGTATCTACTCCGATTTTTCCGAGCACCCAGTTTAGACCACCGATAGCGCCATTAACAATTTTTCCAAAACCGCTAAAAATTTTGTTTCCAAGTGCTGATAAACCTTCTCCTACACCACCAGCCATGGCTTTGATAGCAGCACCCATTTTTCCAGGCAAATCTTTTGCTGCACCTACAATCTTTTCAAAAACGCCTGATACATCCTTCTTAATCATTCCTAGTAAAGAGGACATTTCTGTACGCACCGAAGTCCACGCTGTACGGATTGCTGTACCAATACGTCCTAAAATTCCAGATATGCTACCATGTAGGGCAGTCCAGATTCCAGTTACCGTATTTTTAAAGCCTGTCATCAAGGTTTCTCCTACCAATTTCATAGCAGTAAATCCTGATTGCACCGTATTTCGGACTGCGTTTACACTTCCAAAGAAGAGGTTCTTTAAGAAGGTCCACATTCCAACTAATACATCACGGAATCCAACAACAAAGATTCTTCCAGCACTTAAGATTTTCCCAAACAAGAGCAAGTTCACATAGTTCCAAGCAACTTGAATGGCTCCGAAAAAGATTTGCTTAATACCTTCCCACATCTTTGAGAAGTCGCCAGTAAAAAGACCAGCGAAAACTTTCACTAGCCCCATTATGATATTTAGAGCTCCATTTATGATGCCTTTTATGTTGTTCCAAACGGATTGGATTAACATAACAACCAAAGGCCAAACGAACTGCATCACTGACCAAATACCACGAACGGCTCCACCTATGATTGTACTAATGAATCCCCAGATATTTTGTGCCGCCTGAAGAATCTGCTGACCGTTTTGATCCCAGAAAGTTTTCAGTTGTTGCATTTTTTGTTGTACAAAAGTTTGCACAGCAGAAATGGCTTGCATAATGTAAGGTTTCAAGAACCCCCATACCGCAAGACCAGCATTCTTTATGGCTTGCCACCCTGAAATCACAATATTTCGGAAGGTTTCGGAACGTGTCCAAGCTAAATAAAGTGCTGCCCCTAAAGCAATTACGGCTCCTGCTACTAACATAGCGGTGCCTGCTACAGAAGCTAATCCAACCACAAATGGACCAATAATCATCCAAAGAGCAGAGAAAGCAGCAGACATTCCGCCAAGTAAGCCAATCCCTACAGCTAAAGGTGATAGAAGCACAATAAAAGTTGTTGTTAGATATACAAACATGCCCGCAATCTTAGTAATCCATGGACTGATTTCATTTAATTTTTGAACAAATTTACCAACCATTGTTCCAGCTCTAACAACATAAGAAGCAATTTGACCCCAAAAATCCACGAAAGGAGCAAGAGCTACTGCCCAGGTGTTCTTAAATTCTTCCCAAGCAATCCCTAAAGGCTTTAAGCTGTCTTGAAGTGACTTAATTTGCTTATCTGTATCTTGTTTAAGTTGGGATAGCTCATCTGTTGCTTGAGTTCTAGCCAATTGCATCTTCTCACGCCACATACCTACGTACTTATCAAGTTCTGGACGACTCATTTGGTCAATTCTCTTAATTTCAGTGGCAGCGGCAGGTCCCGCTTTTTGTAACTCCTGAATTAACCCTTGATCAACGCCCTTTTGAGTCAGACTTTGGAGGCTAGAACGGAATGTCTTCATAGCATCTAGTTGACTTTGCAAAGCGTTCATGACATCCGTTTTTGAAACCTTTGGAACAGATACTTCTTCGAATATATTTACAAAATGGGAAATCTCATCTACACGCTTTTGCCACTCTTTTGTATATGCATCTGTCAATTCTGCTTGTTGGGCTCGAACCTCAGCTGGGTCGGGTCCAAGTGCAGAGTTTGCTAGAATGGCAGTGAATCCAATCCAAGCTGTACCCATGACCATTAAGAGCATTTGTTGGCGCATAATACCTTGATTAATCATATTTGTCATATCCATGATCTCTTTCATACTCGCGTTTGGTCCCAATGCTTGTAAAGCTAGTTGAGCAGCGTTACCGTTACGAGCCATACGTTCAAGGTTACTTGTAACAGATAATAAAGGACGATTGACGTTATAAAAAGTGTTTCCCATGCGTTCATAGTTAGTGGAAATCTTCTCACTTTGACCGCTCATAGCACTCATAGTTGCAATCTGTTCAATCATGCTCTGACGCATTGCTACATTACCATTAATCATCTGGTCATTGATTTTCTTATGCTCTTTTCCTAAACGACGAACTTCTCTCATAAAGTCATTCGTAGAGCCAGAGTAATTTCCCATTTGCCGACCTAGCTTCATCATTTCGCTTCTGTTTTCCATGAGTTGCTGACGAAAACCAGACATAGCATTATGGTTTTGAATCAGGTCACGACGCATTTGCACACTCATACTTCGCCAATCACTAGCCATTTGAGTAGCACTAGTGCCAGAAGTACGAGCGAGTTGACGGATAACATCATTTTGGCGACTGAGTTCGTTGTTAAAAACGTTTGCTTGACGGATAACATCACGATTCATATTAGAGATGTTTCGTGCCGCTTGTTGAACACCACTATCAGCGCCTCTTACTGTACTATGAAATTGAGCAAACTGACGATTTAAATCAGCGATCGGAGACGAATCAGCATTAATACCAACGTTAATACTCAAATCTCTTAGAGCCATATGTCTTCCTCCTTTCCTAGTTTTTTATAAGTCTATTTTTTCTTTTTCATAGCAGCTTCTTCTTTCTCACTTTGGATATCAAGTGCCATGTTCACTCTTAATAATTGAGTTCTAGACATATTGAGAGCTTCTGTATACGTAATAACTTTGGCGACGATTGGTCGCCAAAACCACCACTCATCTTGAACTTCTTTGCGCAATGAGGTTTTATCTTTACCCCTATTTTCCGATTCTAAGAAAGTTCATAGCTTCTTTGAGAACCTCTTCAAACCCGTCATGCTCGTCAAAGTAGTCAAAAGAAACTTTTGGTTCAACAATAATGTGTTTGAACATTTCTTCTGCTGCTTTCTCTGTTGAAAACGCGCCACCTTCTCCTAAAAAGCGGTCTTGGATACGTGTCTGTTCACGTGTACCTGGATGTTGTAATACATAATCAATACCTTCAACTGTGATTGTTTTTTGAGTTCCGATTTTAGCCATTTTAAAATTCTCTCCTTTAATATATAAATTTAAGGAGGCAACCCAGTTGGACTGCCTCTCTTCATTAGTTTTTATTTTGTTCTTGCGCTTTTTCTTAGCCATTTAATTACTCTTCCGTATAATCAAAAACTTTGAAAGAAAACTCACGTCCACTCGCTTCATTACTAAACTCTTTACTTGGTGTCTTGGTAATACGAGCTTGTGTACCTCCAGCTTTCTCTTTAGTAACCCCATCATTGTAATTTACCCATACAGGGAAAGGTGTCTTACGCTTTGCTAATTGTTTCAGATACTCATATGAAGTTGACGTTTGAGAAAGCGTACTTGCAACTGTACCAAAAGGGTCATTGCTTTCTGTAACAATTGGTACACCTTGCGCGTCAGCTTTTGTAGTGAAAAAGTCTTCATCTTTTTCTGCTGTAAACATAGTCCCTTCATCAAAACCTGTAATATAACGTCCATCTACAATCAGTGTTGCGTACTTCGGATCGTAAGTTGGCATTTATTTTCCCTCCTTATGCTACTGACAAAATTTCGCCTTTAATATTTGATTCATGAATTGCTCCTTGAGCTGTGTACGAGAATGAAATACCGTTGTAAATACGCTTTTCGCGGTCTGTTATTGACATATCTTCACGGCTCTTCGTTGTAACTGTGTAAAGAGCATTTCCGCTAGCATCAGCATCGATAATCCCATTTTGGAATGCTTGCTGAAGAACAGTTGTTACTTCTGCTTCAATTAAGCTAATACCATTGCTGTTATAAACAACTTTATCCGTATTAGCAAAAACGGATTGAATACGACTTTCCATATTGAATTTAATCCAGTCCTTACCGTGCATAACATCGATATATTCACCACTCGCAACAATACCCTCACTTGTTTGAGGAATCCCTGCTTTCGTTACATAAGCAATGGCGCCATCCGCATGAATAGCGTCAAGTTCTTCTTTCGTCACATCAATTGGGGTAATTCCAACAAGAGTTTTAAACTTCCATGTTTGGGAACCAACAGGACGATTTGCTACTTCTCCGATTAATGCAGCGTCAGGATGTTCCCCAGTGATAAGGTGATAAAAATCAATAGTTCTCTCATATCCCTTCGCTTTAAAAGCATTTCGGCTCTGCTCATCAACAGTAATTGCTACATAAACTTTGTACCCCTTTTGTTCCACAAAATCCGCTACAGCAATTTGATCTGTCAATTCTGCATCTGAAGTTACAACAAAAACCCAATCCTCGTCGTAATACTTCTCGAGAGCTTCCATCGCACTCACTACATCGCTACCCGCTGAATCATAAGACGCAATGGAAAGGGTAGCTGGTCTATTCTTCTGAGCAAATACAGCTTTAGCTTTCGCATATGCCGTTGTACTCTCTGCAAAATCTACTTTTACTTCATCTAATTCCTTATAACTTTTGAGAAAGCTTGTTCCTGTCTTTTCAGCAAGAATAAGCGGTTTACCGAAACCGATATAGGCAGCAGGTTTCAAGATATCAATGGTTACTGTCACATCTTGTAATGGCATGCTTTATCCTCCTAGATTAATATTTTCAATAGCTTCTTGAATCTCTCGTACTTGTTCTTGAGTTGCAGCAATTTGAACATCAAATCCATGTTTGTATTCGTAATGCTCAACAAGAAACGTAGTACGATCTTGAACATTTCCTACTTGACGAACAGACAGATTGTTTTCAAGAATAAAAGATTCCCCCAAAAATAAAAACCAGTCATGAACCCTTGTTGCAAGCTCAATCGTGGTTTCAACATCTTTACCAAAGAAGGTGAACGATATGATCATCTTGTATTCTGCCGTTCTTTTCTCATAGGCCTTGTCATCTTGTGTAAATTGAGTGATACTGCCGCGTCCTCGCCCTTTAATATAAGGAGAAGTAATATTGTACACTCCATAGGGTGGAGAGGGTCTAGGAGCGGTGGTGTTACCTTTAATAATTGAAATGCCTGTATCTCCTTTGATACGAGCAATCATTTGTTTAATCAGGCTAATATTCATTGTTCAGCCCACCTTGCCACATAAATAAAGACGTCTGTATAATCCGTGTAATCCTTAAAGGTTTGAACAATATACTCGACGCCTTTATATTGAATCTTTTGTCCTTTTTTGAGAGGTTCTAGCGTGTAAAGCTTACGGTCTTGTGTAGTATAGGTTCCTCCAATAGTATATTTCAGGTCATCCTCGGACAAAGGAAGAATTACGCCAAAGCGATTCTCCGGTGTTGGAACACTAGAAGACACCCAATCCCCGGCATCATCATAATAACCCTCAGTCCCTTCAACTATTGCTACAAAAGGAACGCCATTCTTTTCGACCATTCGTTTGAAGCTAATCGTCTTAGGCATTCCCTTCGACCACCTTCCACGTTACACGAGAACGTAAGCCTCCTGTGTCCATTAAAGGATTTGATGAACCTTTATTCTCTTTGGTGATTCCAGCGTTCTCAGGACTCCGAAGTGTTGTTATTTTCTCTTGAATATCTGCCGCTATACGAGCACCAAGGCGTTCAAATAGCGTTCTTGCAGACATTTCTAGAGAAACAACCTTCTCAATCATCCCTTCCATGAACTGTCCCCAATCGGACTCGTTTTCATCGAATGTAGAACGAACAAAAGAGCGTTCTGGAATCGTCACGCTCTCAACAAGAACAAACATTATTTTAATTCCATCTCCATCCTTTACAGCAAGAATATTTTTTCCTTTAGGACGAAACAAGCCGGGGATTTCAGAAGCTTTACGCCCCTCTGCTGCTGGTTTAGGAATGGTTAAGAATTGTCCCTTTGGTTCAATCTTCATTCCAAACTCATGCACATTGGCTATCATGGCATAGAAAGAATCATCTGAAGCAAAGATACCGACCTCAACTGAATAGCGGCTTAAATCTCGTACGGCATTGACTACAGACTCAAAGTTATCTTCATTTGTACTAATATTAACTCCATTCCTACGTCTAGCCATTTTATAGCACCATCAAATTCAAGCTCTTAGGCTTCTCTGTGAGCTTATCAAATAGCCTTTGATATTCTTGACCATATGAAGTGATTTCAAGCCCTACAGAAGCGACAGGAGCATGATATTCAGTCTCTAATCCATCTAACTTTTCCCTTTTGATATTCTCAGCTTTTAAGGATGCCAGATGAGTAGCATAAAGACGGACTAACCGCTCTTTGTTCCCTTCTGATATATCCAAGTCCTCTACCTCAAGCGTGGCTTCATCAATGAATATTTGCAATACTGCGGGATCTACATTAGCTAGATGACTCGCTGTTTTCTGAATGATTTCAGGAGTAATCAAAAGACTCACCTGCCTTATTCAGTTTCTTCTTCTTTGGATTCATTGAATGATTCCAGTTGCTCAGCAATTGCTTCTAGAACACCCTTGCGTTTCTCGGAAGCTTGCCATTCCTTTAAAAGAGCTGGATTGAACGTGTCTTTAACGAGAGTGACAGCTTCTTCTGCTTTTAAGTCCTTGGTACCCTTTGCTTTCTCATGAGCAACAAGCTCTCCTTGCTCAATAAGCTTTTCCATAAGTGGATGAGCACTAAAAACTTTCCAATCTGAATCTTTCACGTCATTTGCTCCAGGTAAAATCATAACACCTGCAGCATGACGGACATAATTACCTGTATTTTGTACCAACATTAGATACCATCTCCCCTTACGATAGCCATTGGATAACGTACAATTGCCCCACCTAAACGCTCTTCAAAAGGAACCTTATAGTTTGGGAACTTGTACTCTGTTTCATGACGGAAGATATCCATTGTTAATAGAATTTGAATAACAGATGGAGAGTTATCTAGTATAAGGAAACAATCTGTTCCATCTGTACCTTGTCCTTCAAGATCAGATGTTGCCACAATATTTGTGAACCAATTTTGACTACGGATGTACTCAAGAACTGTTTTATCTGTGTTAGCGTTGTATTCCATTTCCAACATTTCCATGCCTGCTGGTGTAAGAATCAATGTATTTGCTGTATGACCAGGTAGACGATTGATTAAGTTACGCGCTTTGCGAATATCCGCTACAATTTCTTTCCCTGTTTTATCTTTCCATTCTGTTTTTCCGGAAGCACCCGCATCTACTGCTGTAGTTTGAATTCCTTCTGCATTTACGACGCCTGGAATATTGTGATCTGTATCCCCGTGCCAAATGATACGGTTTTCTTTTTCTGCAATTGCACGACGAGCAATTTCTGCTTTTGTTGAATCAACAGTAATGCCTGCCATTTGAGCATTACGAAGCTCTTGAATAGAGTAACGAATAGCAGCGGCAATTGAGAAGATATCCATTTTATGACGACGTTTGTCCGCATCTACTAATGGAATATCATCCGCTCCTGGTGCTAGAACTTTAGCTGAGCCAGAACGAGTAATAACATCATAGCCGTATACTTCAGCGCCTGAAGGTACATCTGTTTTTAAATTAAAAAGTGTACGACCAATGAGCTCTTCCTTCTTTGGCTCGTACACCACACGATCAATAGCTTCTAAATCTTCTGGACGAATTAACATATTCTTTTCACTCCTTAAGGTAAATTAATTTCAAGTTGAACTAAACCGCCTGCTTTTGCGTTTGTTTTAAAAGCAGCGGAAGGTAATGCTATGACTCCAGTAGTGGTTGTATCACCAGGTCGAAAATTACCTGTTGTTGGGTCAACCACAACATCATCTGTCATGCTTACATCTTCTAATGCCTCAACCCAAAGAACTCCTTTACGCGCAACGGATACTGGAGATTTCGTCTTGTACTTTTGGTCATCCGCTTGAGTAACCCAATCGTGAACCTCTTGAGCCATAGCAATACCATATGGTTTACCTCCCTCAAAGACTTTCACTGTTTTACCATCACCAGTAAGTTCAGTCATTACGCCAAATGGAATAACTTCTGTAGCGGCTTTTGTATCTGCGCTATAGTCCTGATAGTTTGCAAGTTTTCCTTTGCCTGTTGCTTCATCCATGTACTTTCCATAGCTTGTAATAGCCAATTAAATCCCCTCCTATTTGTTCATATTTAAACGTTGATTTTTCATATCTTGTACCTTTGAACCATTACCATTATCCCCAGTGAACATATGGTTACTACCTGTAGAAGAGAAGCCTTCTTGCTTCACTTGCCCTACCGTAAAATCAAAAAAGGCGTTGACATATTCATCAGATTGTCCATCGCCTTTAAAATCCGGTTTCGATTTTTGAATAACTGCTTCTTTAATTTCACGTTCTGTTTTCCCTTTGAAATCAAATGAATCACCAAGCAATGTTTTTGCACTATTAAGTAATTCAACGCGAGCTTCCACTTTTGCATCTAGTTCATCAGCAGAAAAAGTGTTTTCTTTCGCATCTTTTAGTTCTTGTTTAGTATTATTGAGTTGGATTTCAAGAGCATCATAACGTCCTTTTAATCCGTCATAATCTTTTACTTTAATATTTGCTGTCTCTAATTGAGCTGCTTGTACCTCTAAATGTGATTTAACAGCGGAATCTACTTCATATTCCTTACCGTCAATTTTATAAGTTGGCATTTCACCGTTTCCCCCTTTGTTATTTGAATCAATTTGCCATGCGTCTGAATCGTTTCGGATAGCAACTTCTGGTCCCGCTCTCCCCTGATCTACGATGGCAATATGGTTAATTTCTAAATTTCGTTGCACATATTCATAGTTATCACCGTTATAAGTACCTTTTTCAGCAACAACATCCGATAAGAAGCCAATACTAATCTCTCGTTTACCATCGCGAATCTTTTGGATAAGTGCTTTATCCGTAATCGTCATAGAAACATAGAGCTTAAGGTTTCTAACAGCTGCATCTGTATGAGATAACCCTTTAGCATAGCGGTTATAGTTGTCTATAGTTACAGGCTCATTTGGATGGTCATCTGTTACTGGCTTAGAACGAGCAGAACGGATAGTAGACTCCTTGAATATCTCATCAGGTAGCTTAGCTTCCATTTGGATAGTTCCATCACTCCGCTGATAAGGAAAGACACCAGGGCGAGTAATCGGTACGGTAACAGTTAAATAACCTTCTGACGTTTCGTCGTAGTCCTGAATAAGTGCTTTATCAAAGCGTTGCGTCTTCACACATTCTCACCCCCTTCCAAAGCATAATAAAAAGACCACTTGAAATGGTCTTTAAAGTCGTAGATTAATATGCAAATTGTTTTATTAGTTTGTTTATTGTAGTCATTATATCCATAGCTTTTTTTCTAGTAATATAATCCGTTTTAAATCTATTAGCATGCACAAGATTCCTAGAAATTCGAACTGTATCCATTACCTTCTTTTGTTGTGAATTTATAATTTTTTTATCTTTATAAGCTTCGTTTATCATATTAAAAAAATCCGTACCTTTAGGCATATTTAATTTTGCATAAAGCATTCCCTCAAACACAGCTCCACACATTAAAGCAAATGATAGCCAAGCTCCTTGTTCAAAATTCTTTTCCGCTTCCTCATAAAATTCACCAACTCTATTCCTTAACTTAATGTCAGCTATCCAAGGAAATAAGAGACTGTAATCTCTAATTCCGTGATAATGCAGCGTGATGAGCATTCCATTAGGATCAAATGATTCTAAAGAAGCGTACTCGGAATTGAGAACTATATCGTTCCCTTGAATGTAATAATCCATATTATCAAATAAACTAGTTAAGGGACCATATTGTGCTACAAAATATTCGATAGAAAGTGCTTTTAATATAGGTACATGTATATTCCAAGTATAGTTATATTCAAGGCTGGTACTCTTAGGATTATCCTTAATAGTTAAGTTTTCTTTATCTACCTTAAAGACCATGGATTTCATTATATTTCCTCCAGACTAATTATAATGTATTTATAATACCAATAATTAGTCTATTAATCATCGAATACTGGAATAGCAACACAACGGCAACGATAATCAGTGCCAGGCAAACCAACCGCAGGCGGGTCTGAGTAAGAAAAGATTTTGTCGCTAAGTTCACTATGCGTTTTCCTCACTCGTTCATCTTGTGAAGTAACCCATTTAAACTTACTCACACCCATTTGTTGGTGCCGTTTAGCAGTCATCTGCCCCATAATAGAACCTGTTTGGTCAACAGCAATAAACATGGCCCGCTTACGAGTCATGCCTACACGTTCAACCAATTGGTCCCGTATTTTCTTTGCACCGCTACCATTCTTAATGCCTTGATAAACAATGCTTTCAATTCTAGGGAAGTATTCATCTCGAATCGTTGTAATGTAGCTTGTATTCTCTGCTACAGACGTTCTCATAAAGCTCTCTAGCCATGGCTCATATTGCGTAGGGTCAATCCCTTTCACTTTCCCTTGAGCCTGCATGTTATTTGCATTGAACAGGTTAAGAGAATTCATAAAGCCTTGAGCAATACTTTGAACCTTATTGGAGTTAAAAATATTAAGAGATAATCCTTTTATCATGTCAATAGCGGTTCGAATTACATCAAGCGGTGCATCTTGTCTAAAACTATCTGCTTCATAAAGCTTAATCTGCTTTCTGATATGCTCATCAAACATGCTCAGAGTGGTTTTCCCTAGCTCAGTAATCAATTGGTTTATGCTTCGATAATAAGCAACAGCAACGGCATCTGGATAGCGTGTAGGTGGTACTCTTCTAACCATTTCCTCTATGCTCCTTATGAGCTCGATAAACTTCATCAGCAACCCTTTTCCAGTAAGCATCATCACCGCTAAATTTTGTTTCATTCGTTAAACCGAATTGTCCAAAGCGGGTTTCTCTCAACTCATCCGCTGTCACAACGCCATTCACTAAATAAATAGAATCTGTTTCTGCTGTTAACTTACGAATTTCAGCATCTGTTTTAGAATCAACAGACCAAAGCGGATTAAACTTAATTTCCCATTCTACTGTGTCAGGATCTATACGACCACCAAGCTCACCTTCGCACCACAAGAGCACGCGGATAAGCTTTTCAATATGGGGTTTCATTTCATTCTCTTGAGCAGCTGCAATACGTTTGTAGTAGTTCATCACATCATATTGAGCACCTGTAATGGTTCCTGCTTCTTGCCCTTTAATTACAGTTTTAGGCATGCGAACAGAACCTGCTAGCATGTCCCATACATAATCCAGCAAGTCTTTCATACCTGACGTATTCGTTGACTCTTTTCGAAGCTCCTCATTGCCCCCAATAATAGCTAGGGCCTCTGTTCGGAACATATAATCTAAGAGCATAGTAAGCTCATTCTTTTGTTCTGTACTCATCCCATCGACTGCATCTGATTTATAGATTTTGAAGGCATAATCGTAAAGGATTTGACCAACAGACCAAAGAGAAGTATCAAGCACTGTGATAATGTCATAGAGCGGTTCAAGAATAGATTGTCCTCTATACTCATCCTCTAACTTTCGCGTTTGATCATGGAGAACACGAGAAGAATGAACATGGTTTTGTTGCACACCCATTACCTGCTCACCGAATTTAGATTGTCGATTGATTTCAAAAGACTCAACTTGTCCATATTTCGGACTAAACATATCCTCATTCAGAAGAAAATCTTTTACTTTCATTCCGCTAAAAGCGTGAATATAATCTAACTTTTTCAACTTATCTTCTTGAATGGATTGCGATAAAGTGAAATTAGTAGATTGAGTAACCCCTAAAGAAATAAAGCCATCACCACGCAACCGCTCATATGAACGCATCTGTTTAAAGGCTGACTTTGCTTTGAGGTCTGCAAGCTTACTCATGATGTTTCGTTGCAACTGGTCATCCTTCATCCTCAATGTGAACCAGCTACTTGTCATATCTTCCGCTGGTATATCAATAATATTTTGCACAATGCTGTTGTTAGCATAAAGGTTAGACAAATCTACATCCGTTAACTTTCTTCTCACTGCTGGTTGCTGACGAACAAGAGCATCCTTTTCGTTTCCTTTCCCGTGTCCTAACATGAAGTCATTACGAAACTGTTTAGCTTGATCTATTGTTTTCATATCCTCACCACCTTCCTAACTTGCTGTAATCATTCAAATAAAGGACGTGCTTTCACAAGCTCCAAAGCTTGTTCTGGTGTAAATCCTTCTTTAATTAAACTATCGTATCGAGCCTTTAATACTTTTGCGTTATGAGCTTGAACTTTTATCATGAAAGGCATCTTCTCTACCAGGTCATCCATCATCATTTCCATTTCAACAGGTGTTACTTTTCCGTTAGCGTTGTCCATTATTAATTCCTCCCTAATAATCGTTTATATCGGTCAATTGGATTCGTTGCATTACCTTGTAATTTAACAAGTCCTTGCGTTAAGCTATCCACCATATCATCATGCTTTCCATTAGGAAAAGCTGTTGCTTCGTCAATTAGTTCGTTAACCCAAGGAGCATATGCAGGATGAGGTAAATAAACATTTCCTGATTCTATTTCTGGAGAAACAGCATTTGCTCTTACTTCCTTCCCTCCCTCTGGATTAACAGCAATCAACCCGCTTATTTCATCTTTAAGCATTTGAATAACAGCAGGACCATTTGCTTTGTCCTCTACATATTTTGCTTTAGCTTCAGGCCATTTCTCTGTCATGTTACGAATAGCCTTCATAGTTTCAGGTAGATTCAAGCGGTCACGTATTTGATCAAGAAGATATTTATTAGCTTGCCTTTTCCCCCACACTTGACCTACAACAAAGTCAGAAGAATTACTATCCTTAAATGTACAGTCCCATGATTGAACTTGTTTATCTAACATCTTAGGAAGGATAGCCACTTCTTTTGGAAGATTAAGCCTTGCTCTTATTTCTTCACTAGGAACGTAGAACTTCCACCAGTGACGCTTAAAGATGTTTCCTCCTGCTGGTGAAGGGCGTTGCTGATACATAGCGTTCCATAAACGAGAACCTAATGCTTTCCTAGTATTGTGATACTCTTGTTCAGGAAAACGGCTAGGCCATAATGTTTCTCCTATTTCGCGCCCTAACGCATCGTCCTTATCCTCTGCAACAGCAGGTAAAGAAAGAATTCTCCATTTCTCACCATCAGCTTCCATATCCTTAATGAGTCGTCCAGCTAGATCATCATCATGCCAACGGGTCATAATTAAAATAACCGCTCCTCCTGGTGCTAGACGTGTGCGCAAAGTGGAACGGTACCAACTATCTACATTTTCTCGTATTTTTAATGAGTCAGCTTCCTGCCAGTTTTTAAACGGGTCATCTATAATAGCAATATGCGCTCCACGTCCAGTTAAGGGACCACCTACACCAGCGGCTGCAAGACCACCCCTATACCCTTCAATGCCCCATCTACCAACAGTACCACTCTCTCTCGAAACACTCACATTATATAAAACCTGAGCATGTTCTTTAAATGTGTCACGAGCTATTTTACTGAAATCAAAAGCAAGGTCAGCTGAATAACTAGATATAATCATTTCCCATGTAGGATTACGCATCAATACCCAGGAAGGAAATTTCTTTGTACTAACTTCACTCTTACCATGACGCGGTGGCATAAAGATCAAGAGTCTATCGCCCTTTCCCTCCCTCACGTTTTGCTCTACTTTTTCCAGTTCAGATATTAGCATTTTAAGATGTTTAGCGGTCTTCCACATTCCCCGCCCATCATATAGAAGGAAATGTTCTAAAGAACGCCTCGCTAACTCTTGTTGTGCGGCTATTGCAATCATTTCTCGTTGGTCAATCGTCAAGTTTAGCAAGCTTCTTCAACTCCTCAATACCAAGAGCAGACATATCGATATTTTTGTTGGTCACATTGCCGCTATGCTCAACGTCTTGCTTATCTCTCCACTTGTCGGGACGACGGTTTTTCAACCAGAAGATTTGAGCGGTAGTATCTGGAGCTTGTCGCTTCTTAACTCGTTTTGTTACAACAAGCTCGTATTGTTTAGCTTCCTTATTCCACTGACTTTCCTCAGTAATTTCTTCATACTCATAACCTAAAGCTCGTTTGAGTAGAGCATTTTCCACCTGAAGGTCAACTACTTCTTTCCCTCTTTTTAAGGCGTCCGAAATGTCCGAATACCTTTTCTTCCACTCATTCAATGTAGAACGGCTAATTCCCACGTTATAGGCAATTTGCTCATCAGTTAAACCGTCTCTTGCCCATCCTTCAAGTAATACAAGCCCTTCTTCTGTCAGCCATTTCTCGTATTTTCCCTTAGCCATCTACATCATCACCGCCTCCAAATAAAAAAGACACTGATTATCAGTGTCTCCTGTAAATTTTTAATAGCCTCTCTGTTGTCTTTCAAATTCTTCATGTACATATTTAATAGCCTTCTCTATTGCTTCCTCTTTAGTTTTACCGCTCAAAGAAAGACTAGCGAATGACGGAAGTAAGTTAAGCCCAACAGCTGTGGCATGCCATTCATAATTAAAAGACTCATTCATTTGCCATACATCGACCGCATAGACTAAATCATCAATATAATAGATTAAGCGCTCTGGCTTATGGATTTGAAATATTTCATGTTGTTGCATATTATCACCTCCCTTTGCCTATTATATCGGACAAAGAGGAGTATTTACACATTTTTTACAATAGATTCATAGTTTTCCTATTATACTCTTTATAAAGGAGGTGACTTATGAAAGAGTTAGAGAAACTTCAATCATCAATCCGTCAAGCTGAGCTACATTACAAATTCTATCTGCAGCAATTCGGTTTTTCCTCGATCCTTACTCAAAAAGCCGCTCTACGAATGGTTATTCTTATGAAAGGAGAACATGAATATCTTTATCCTAATGACTAACACCCCATTACGCTAATTGCTTTTTAAAATTAGAATGAGAGTGATTTTACCTCTCTTCCCCGCCCTCGGTGTCTTAGACAAAGAACCTTTGCGATTCTTTACCGCCAACAATCCGGTCGAGTATACCCATGTTAAGGGAACTGGTACATGTCCCATAAGCTCAATTGCTTATAAGAAAATTCTACCTTTATTCCCAAAATAAAAAGGTGCCCAAAAAGGTACCCAATTTGTCCGGTTTTTGTTCGATTTTTGTCCAAAATAAAAAGCACTCAGATGATTCCAAGTGCAGTGGCAAGTCGAGATATAGCGCCTCTTTTCAGTTCATAGTATTTTCCCTTTTTTAGTCCAAGCTCCATGAAAACATTTAAGTCATTGACCTCTGTAACGTGAAGGTACTTCATTTCAATAATAGCCTTTTCTGTCGCGTCCAGACATTCCAAAGCTCTTTCGATTTGTTGTGCCTTCATTTCCATTTGGTGATCTGCTTGATGTAAAGCGGGGAAAAGATTTATAATCCCCGCTGCTTTGCGTTCCTCCATGTTTTGTTTCCGTACTTTTAAAGCTCGGTAATACTTAAGTTCATTGACGATAACTTTCCGTATTTCCTTCTCATTTAATTTATAGAAAAATGATAATTGTTCTGCTGCCATCATTTAGCCCCCTTATCTATTGTAAAACCATTCTTCTTTACGCACCGTTCAAACATACATAATCCTTGTTTTAACCAGGGACAGCCTTTGCAATGGTTCTCAGTCACTTTAATTTTCATTATCTTTATCCTCCTTTTAGAAACAAAAAGAGCACTAAATAGACGCTCATTGCGTTCATTCAGTGCCCTCGGTTTTTCCGTATAGGCTTTCTTATTCTTAAATCTTATAAAAATATGGTTGACTTTTCCTGCCTCAATAGATTAGCTTTCTCTTATAGGAGAAGGAGGTGATATACAATGTTATCTAACTGGTTATATAACAATAAAGTATCTTTTAGTGTAGTATCTCACCAAGATAAGAAATATCTTGTCTGTACTGGGGATGTAGTAAGTCATAAAGTACATTTTGTGGAATGCTTAGATACAGGGAAGAGAATTGTCCCTACAGAGCAACCGCAAATCTCCACTGGTCAAGATATGGATACTTTTGTACGTGAACTTATCAGCTCTCTTTAAGTAGCATAGAGAATAGTATTTTTCTATTCTCTATCTAAACTTTTCTTTTTGTCTTTGTATCTATAAAAACAGTCTTTCCATCAATGCGAGTGATAACAACTTCTCCGTATCTTGGGAGCTCATGTTCAATGACTTGTCCATCTTTCACCACATATAATTTGTCATCATCCATTAAATCAATCTCAGTTGTCATTTTTTCTATGTTCATCTGAATTCCCCCATATGGTATACTTTCCTTAAACGATTTTAGAGAAGTTCATTCGAGAGATACTCTGGCCGGAGCATCTCTTTTGTTGTTAATACCCATTAGCTTGCCTTTCATGATTCACTTTGTTTTTATCAAGATAAGCCTGTTCAATTTGCTCCCCTGTAAAGCCAAGCTTCTCTCCCAAAAGGATAAATTGAGTAACCATATCATGGTACTGATCCACAATACCCGCTGGTCTATCTAACCAAATGTTGCCTAATAAATCGGAAATGGCTACAAACATGCTGGTAAACTGTTGAATTACATTTCTATTTTTATTAAAACGTTCATTTCGTACAACATTTCCCGATATAGATAACTCTAATCCGATTGATAAGATGAAATGTAAGCAGTCTACATATTCTTCTAACACTAAATTTCTTTCAATGTATCCGCCACGATAAGAAGGTTGTTTCCATGCTGTTCTCGGCTCCTGGTCATTACTCCAAAACTTGAATACTCTATATTCATTTGCACATTCACCGAGCTCTACTTGTAGAGCAAGAACCTTCTTATCTAGCAAGTTCTCACCTTGCAATCCTTTGTTTTCCACGATCTTCTCATCTAATGTCTTTTGAATTTCAAACAATCTCTCCAGCTTCATTTAACTTTCTTCCCTTCTTTACTAAGTCTATTTTATTGCAAGCTGTAGCAAGTCTTTTCGATAATTCTTTATTGCGTTTTTTAATAAGCTTATTATCTTGTTGAAGCAAGGTGTTTTCACTTTCTACCCTTCTTCTAATTTTCATTTCCTGATGATATAAGCAGTAATAACATTGCGTCTTTTCTATATGACAAGTGCAAGCGCTACTCATTTTTCTCCTCCTAATCGTTTGCACCAACCTACTACTTCTACAAATCCATTAGGTCGAATTTCAACTTTGTTAATACTGGTTATCTTCGACTTTCCATGCTCGTCTTCCAAAACATCACCTTTATTAAATGTTTGGGCACCCTTCATAACTTTTACAAAAACAGCACTACCCTTACTCATTTCGCTTCCTCCATTTCATAAAAGTTGCGTTACATGTAATTAATTAAAGTTCTTCTTTATTCTTGGAAAGTCTTCTATATCATCAATAAGATCTTGTTTTAACTTCTCTTTATCAGGACTCAACTCACCGTATTCAACAGCCTCTAATATACTAAATCCCGCTTTTCTCAATAAATTTGTATCAATGCCTTTTTTATTTAGCCAACTCTCAACCTCATACATTAGTTCACGATTTTCAAAGGCATTTTTATTTATTCGAGCAAGCTTATCGACAATATGTTTGGGTACCTTCATGATTCCCCTCCGCTTCGCTCATGTTAAATAACTTTTTATCGCACGCTCTGCAATAAGCACATTTCCCAGACTTTGTTGTTAGATAATCATAAGCCGCTGAGTTATCCGCTTCACTCCCATCAAAGTTGTACTTCCAGTTAACAGATCCGTAAACTCTTTCCTTAGAATAATAACCCTCTTTAGAATGACAATGCGGACACTCTTTTATAGGAGCGCTCATTTATACCCCTCCATTTATAGAACAAGGGGACAACGCCCCTTGTTGTTTTTTAGAAACCGTCATAAGATGGATCTACAACAATGTTATAAATTTCATCTAATTTTTCCGAATCTGTCATTCCTGTTGGTAATTCGAATAAAGTCCTAATTCCATTAACTTTTAATGTATCTCTGTCCTTCTCAATTGATTGTTGATACAATTGTTCTTCCTTAATCTCTTGATAACCCGCCATAGGAAAACTATTTTCACCTGCATTTTCCTCCTCGTACGAATCAATCTGACGTTGCACAAGATCTATTAAACTCGGTTGTCCTTCATTTAGTTTCTTAACATTATCCATCCATTTTTCATGTGTGATAAGTGAACTATTTTGTTTCATAATTACTCCTCCTTTTATAGAGAAGGAGCCGAAGCTCCCTCATTTTTTTAAGCTGCACCGTGATCTTCATCTTCCTGTATGTCTTGTTTTGGCTCTTCCTCTTCTTTAGGAAGACTTACATCTATTTGAGCGCTCAACTCTTCTTTTGAAGGCTTCTGAATATTCTCTTGTTGTTCCTTACTGGACTCTTCTTTTGGTGTTGGAGCGTCCTCTTTTTCCTCTTTCCATTCCGCCCATTTTTCAGCAAGAGGAGCTACTTTCGCACGATACTCATCTACCAGTTCAACAATCTTTCCAGAAGAAATGTCCAGCTCATTTGCAATCTTCATGTAAGTTTCGCCTTCCGCTTTTCGTTTAATGATTTGAGCCATATCATAAGCAAATTCATCTTCGAGCTGTGGAGCAAGACCACTTAGGATAAATTCATCAACTACAGCTAACTCAAGTTCACGTTTATCTTCTTCCGTTTTGATTTTTTCTTTTGGAAGTCCTAAATCAGCTTCTAACTGTTCTATTTGTGGTTTAACTTCTGAAACAACACCTTTATCATCTACCTCATAGGTAGTAATAGGCTTATGTGTTTTTGAATTTAAAGTGACGTTGTAATTTACCACTTGAGATTCAATAGAGCAGTTAACTTTGCAATCAATCATGTTCATAAGTGTTTCGATTTTTCCTTTTAAACCACCGTCTGTTACCTCTAATACGATTTCTTGCTTTCCGTCTGGCTTAAGATTAATTTTTTTGATCACCGGTTTGAATTCTGAATATGACATAATATAATTCCTCCTAAAATGTTAGTTTGATAGTAAAGACATTTGTTTTTGTTGGATTTCTAAAGGCTTAACCGTAACTTCTACACGCGGTGTCTCGCTGTACCATTTGCTAATATGAAGATCTACTACTTGGCTATCATCTTTCCAAATCACTTGATTTAGTGCATCCTTTACGCCTTTGACGTAATTATCAACGTCTGGCTTTGTAACAGGACGTAAAGTACCTTGCTCAGCTTCTGCTTTCTTCTTTTTCGAAAAGCTCTTAAGTGATGGTTTGAAAATTCGCACTTCTAAAGCTAAAGGACCTTCTAATAAGCTCTCAGGTCGATGTTCAGAAGCTACTAATTTTACGTATTTTTTGAAATCTCTTGATTTAGCTGGATCGTACATTTTTACAAACCCGCCCCTTGTAGATGCTCTTGGTCTTCCTTGAGCAACAGGTGTGCCGTATATGGTGAAATTAATCAAATTGTATTTCCTCCCTATGTCCACAAGCCGTGCAAAAATAATAGTATGTAGATTCGTAGTTGGGTAACGGCTTAGTTATATGATTTTTTATTTGTATGTCACATTCATTTGCTGACCTTGCTCCGACATTTTACGAATATGAATGTGTTCAAGCTCCGTTAGTGTTAACTCGTATAATTGGCGACCATCTAAGCATTTTGTGTAACCAAACTTATGAATAAGTCGATTAATCAAATGCTCTTTTCGCTCTTCTACGCTTTTCATTAACCGCATTGTTTATCCTCCAGTTCCCATATCGCCATAAGGCTTTGTAATCTTTTCTGTTGCAAATGTAAATCGATGTTTAGATAATGTCTGTCATTTGAACCTAACTGTGTGCAATTTGGACAAGCAACGATTTCATATACCCCCATATGACCGTGATGAACAGCTCCAATTCCATTACATAAATGACACATTATGTTCTCCCCTTTACGTTAAGCGATAGTTTAATTCGCGACGATTCCCCACAATTTCAACTAAATACGATTTACACATTTGATAAATCCGAGATCCTAACGCTTCATCAATGTCTAGTAAGTCATCAATAAGACATTCAGATGAGATTAAGATTGGCTTGTGATTGAGATAACGATAGTTGATGACTGAATACATAGTCTTCACTTCAAATTCCGTAGCGCTCCTTTTAAACAGATCATCGATAAAAAGTACCTCTACTTGTTTCATTTGCTCAATTTTGCCTTCCATAGAGTCAAAATCATCTTTGAAAGCATCAAAGCCTTCACGGAATGGAAAGTATAGAACGGGTACTTTCTTCTGTAGCAAATTGTTTGATATTGCTGTGAGTAAGTGTGTCTTGCCTGCTCCTGGATTCCCTAGTAAAGCAATGCTGTTCTCCCGCGACTCCTTTAGTTCACCATAACGCTTTACATAAGCTAATGACGTTCTTTGAGCATGTACTACTGAAGAATGCTTACCTTCTAAGCTGAAGTTCTTAAAGCCTAACTTCGTAAACTCTTCTGTAATATGAGAAGTTTTAAATAACCGATCAATCTTTCTTTGCTCTCTGCAGCCACATATCTTAGCAGTATCGTTATTGATAAACACTAGCCCTTTATCTTTACAAACTTCACATTTATAAGAGTTCGTTGATGCTGTCGTCGATGTTGTGTTCGACTGGTTTGTGGAAGTCACTTTGTTTTCGTTCGCTTTCCTGCGTAGATCGTTGAGCACTTCTTCCATAGTGTTGAACTTTCCCCTTGCTTTGGCCATTTCGTTTCTTCCTCCTTTTCTCTAATTCCAGAGCTCGAATATCGTCCATTGTTCGAGCATTCTTTCCGTGCCAATCCTTTAAGATAGCTTCGATATATTTCCAGTTCCTTGCGTTATGCTCCACAGCTACTTTCATAGCAGCAATGATAACTTCCTGATTTCCGTCAAAGTCATCTATCCATTGATTAATATTTTCAGCAATCATGGGGGCTAAAATCCCTATCTGTTGCTGGTAAAAATCATGAGCATTTTCTTCACTCTTAACTGGGACCTGTGGCGCTTCTGTTTGGCTCTCTTTAGGCTTTTGATATGTCGTAAGCTTTTGGTATTCGTCATAATTTTTGACTGTAATAAGAATGCCTCTGTTTTGTTTGAGCGTTTCCTTCTGAATAAGGTCCTGACTCTCCAAACGTTTAATAGAATTTGTGATAATATTAGCTGTTACTTTCATTTCTTTGGCTAGATCCTTCACCACATATCGTTGCTGGCCCCGTTCACAATAATCTGTAGTAGCAAAGTTCGCTTCATCTACAAACAACCCATACAAAGCTTTATCAAATCGATTTGAAAAGGATAACCGGGGCTTGATGACGTACCCCGATGTTAAATTGTTCATGCCCCGTCTCCTCCTACTTTTTTATACAAATAGCGTGATGTTTTGTGATACTGACCAACTCCAGATTAGGATGATATTTTGCTAGAAATGCCTTGATGTATTGCTCATATTGTTCTGCATTTGAAGACATCCACTTATAACAATCTGGAAAAGAAACTTCATATTGCATCATTTGTTAAACGGTAGGTCATCATCTTGGATTTCGACACCATCAAAAGCGCTTGGTTTCTCTTTTAAAATAGGAGCTTCTGGTTCACTTACTGGCTCATCGTCTTCAAGCTTGTACTCTGCATCAATAAAGGATTCACCGAACTGTCCTTCTTTTACCTGACTGATGGAGTTATCTTGATTTAGACCTTCCATAACCGTTTTTGTTTCTTGCTGCTCAATTGAGATAGGAGCTGTTTTTAAGAGCTTAATAAGAGCTGTTTTCTTCGCCATTTCTGTAAAATGGTCTTTCCACGGACCAAATACATTTCCGTTCTTTTGGCTTTTTGTAAAACGATCACGATGGCTTTCTACTTGTTTGCGACTCATTACTACAAAGTCATAAGCACCATCTTTTAATTTGTACACGGCATAGAAATGAGTGATTTTGTCTCCATCATCTTCACCACAAGGTTTATGTTTTAAATCCTTTTCTAAGCCATAGCTGTAATCAAATTCATCACCTTCATATACTTCATGAGCATAAACACTTGTGATTTCCCCTGTACGTCTTGCTAAGTCAATCAAACCGCGATATCCAAGCTGAAATTGTGCTTCCATCTTTTTTGTTTTTCCGTTAAAGAAGGGAACGATATAAGCGTGACCTAGAAGGTTTGGTTCAACACCAAGTACTGAGCAATTCACTACAGCTCCCACAATCGTTTCTGGCGTACATTCCATTAACTTAGGATTACGACTTACGGCATTAAGTCCGATACGCACTAGACGTTCAGGTGTAACGTGTTTTGGAGCAATAGACTTAATAGCTTTAAACTGATCTTTGAACATATCGTTCAATTGCCCTTGGAAGCTATTTGTCTGCTTTGCAACCCCTGTGTTTTTCTTTGCTAGTTGATTTTTAATTGTTGTATTTGTAGCCATTTATGATTTCCTCCTTATTTAAAACCGAATCGACGGTGTAAACTTGTTTTTGTATATTTTCCAAACAAATCAGGATGGTCTTTTTCAAAAGACTTAGCATCGAATCGATTGGACTGAATCGTTTTCCACGTGACCATATGATTTTTTGTGACGCCCCGCTCATTTTCACCTAGCATTGCTTTTAAACGATTCTCAATTTCTTTAACTTTAGTGTTGGCTTCTGCTCTGGACTTCCTAGCTTCTTCATACTCTTCTAGCAAACTATCAACCGTATCAGGAAGCTCAATTTCCTCGTCTATACCTTGAGGATACATATGGCTTAACAAATCTGTTGAAGCGTCCGAGCCATCGAATAAAGGCGGTTCTTTCATGAGTACGTTATCGTTCCAAAAGCTAACTTCAATTTCTATGAGTTGTTCAATTAACTCCTCATCACGCTCAACCTTTTTATAAACGAATTTATTTCCTCCAATAAGGACGGCAATCCACCAGGCTTCATATCCTGTCACCGCCATATAATGTTGACATTGAATAAGATAAGCAGCTGGTACTTCTTCGTCTTCCCATTCACCCTTGAGGTATTCAGAAGCTGTTTTACACTCCAGGCCAATTCTTTCGCCAATAATCAAGCGATCTACGTTTGCTAGGATAAAAGGATGTTTTGGATGCTGTAGCATTGCATTTTTGCGTCTTACCTTAAGGCCTGTACGCTTAGAAAACTCTTTTGCAACAAAATCCTCTAGCTGTGTTCCAAAATAGGCAGCTTCACTATTAATATCTCCATCTGGTGCTTCACCGATTTTTTCAAGATAAACCGCTACAGGTGATTTCCATCTACTTAGACCTGCAATGGCAGCTGCATCTGAACCACCAATTCCTTTTTTTCGTTGTTCAAGCCATTCTTCACGGCTCATATCTTGTGTAAAAACCAAGACTTGCGCTTCCATGACCTACCTCCTTGCTTTTTAGAGGTCCATACGCTAAAATAAGAGCAACTGAAAATTACGTATGAATCCTAAGCTCGTAGTTACCGCTACGAGCTTTTATTCTGCCTGCGAAAACTTGAATTCATAAACTTCTTTGAGATACTTCTCCAAGTCTTCTTTTAATACCACTTCACCAGTTGCTGGATCTTCTACAATGTCATCACCGGCTAAAAGCTCTGTTCCGAAGTAATCGACACCTGTATGTTCTGATTGTTCTACCATACTTGGATAGCCTGTCCGATTAATTTGAGTGATTTCAGGATGCTCCATTTAATTTTCCTCCTCTCGCATGTAATTTCCAAAAGTGCTGTTGCTTTTTACGAGCAAACTGAGCAACATTGAAACGTCCTTGCAAAATCATTCGAATCTCAAATTCCAAAAAGAAATATGATATTTCCAATGCTTTTACATTATTCAATTGTTTAACCTCCTTTGTCTGTCTCATCAGTGCCAGGCGACGAACCCTGACAGACTGGGGAACCACCCCAGTTTCGACCTTGTTTTATAAGGGTTTTCGTGGTATAATTTAAGCATTCCAATATATGTTTCAACCTTTCAGCAGTAAGCTACTTCCGATAGCTTGCTGTTTTTATTTTGCTTAAGTGGGTATCGAGAGACGATATCTACATCAAACCCTTGCGCTTGTAATTTCATTGCTAGTTTGTGTGCTTCTGTTGGTGCACTAAGTGTTTGAAGATGTTGAGCAAGACAGACAATTTGATAAGCCTCATGTTCAAGTTCTCCTTCATTTGTTTGGGTAAGTATCCATAAATCTTCTGCAAGTTCTTTTAATTGTTGAGCGGTCTTGTGAATCTTTTCCATGCGCTCGCTGTTCTTCATTGAACAAGCCCCCTTGATTTGAATGACAACTCCATTTGTTGGTCCACTTCTTTCAAAGAGAATCCATACTGATCACAAAACGCTGCAAGTAAGTTATATTCCGCGGCTATTTTTTCAGCGTATTCTTTTACAAAGCGCCTTGCTTCCTCCCTTTCCACTTCATTTGCAAATTCAGCTGGTACGTGCCAGAAGTCTTTATCCCAGAACTCCATTGCTTCACGACGTTCTTTTTCTACAAGCATCCTGAGCGATGCCACATCGCGTTTGACGCGCTTACCATCCATGAAAGGAACTAAATTAATACCGGTTGTTTCTCTGAACGTTGCTACATAGTATTTGAAACTATCAATTCCTCTTGCAAGAATTGGTTTTGCTTCTTTTCCTACTGGACGAGTGCCATTTATCCATTTAGAGATAGTTGATTGATCATAGCCAACTTCCTCTCCAAACTCCATTTGAGTGAATCCTTTTTCCTTAATTGCTCCTTTTAAGTCTGCTTTACGTTTCATATTGATTCTCCTGTCCTATTAAATTGTATTTTTCTGTTTAAACAGCCATAAAACACTGGTTTATTCATGGCTGGCTTGCATGTTACCCTATAATTAAGAGCTATCAAATAATTTTGCGACTGGACTGAGCATTGTCTTCAATCCACCGTGTGTTGTTCTCGATCCAAATAATGAATTTATGTTTAGGAATTCTAGTTCCAGCTAACTTGAATACCGGAAAATCTGAACGATTCATCAATTCTGACATCTTTGTTTGCTTGATTCCTAGAATCTCTCTTACATGGGCAGTGGTTAACATATTTGGATATTCACTTAACCACTCATTTTCTGTAGGTGATGGAGTTACACTTTGTTTGAACTTTTCTAACTCCTGTTGAAAGATTTCTCGAATTGATTCTTCAAAACTCATTTGTGAGCGCCTCCTTTACGCCAATTTGTGAAGCGTTCCTTTTCTTCTATGAAGATTAAAACGATTAAACCGATAGAAAACCAAAATGCTGGTACTATCAAGAAAGCCATTTTTAAAAATTCTGACATGGACATATGTGGAACCCCCTATTAAGCTGATTGAGAAAACAGTTTAATGAGTTTATTAATAAAATAGATTTGACCTTTACCTGTTACTCTAGGTGTTCTAGTCTTCTTCATTTCACCATTTGAACCCGTGCGTACTCCGTGTTTGATGACAATGACACCAAGATCTAAAGATTTTTGAGTAGGCATATTCCACATATCGCCCTTTTGTTTGCAAAGGTATCCGTTAACACGTAACCAACTGAACAACCTGTTAGCTCCGATATCAAGACCCTGTTGTTTTAGCGTGATCGCCAAATCCTTAACTAAAACTGTGTCTTCTGATACCGTTACAGCTTCTGCATAAACCACTTTAGGTTTTTGTTCATCAATTAACCGTTCAGCTTCCATTCGTTTCTGCTGCTCATCTTTTAATTGAGTTGCAAGATTGATGATGGTATCTGGATTAAGTAACGCTCGTTCAATGGTTTTCGGTGTCATGTAAGCACCATGTTTACGAATTGAAGGAATAACTTCTTGTGTAACCCAACGCTTGAATTGTTTTGCTTGTTGTTTACGACTCGTGAGGATTAGACAATAAAGACCGGATTCATTAATAGCTGTCATTTCTTGTTGACCACCAAGGGTGTCCACTACTACCGACTCCCTTTCATCAAAATCTAATCGAGATATTGCATCTCGATATTTACTGATTTCTAGCACTTCACAAACATCTTTAGCAACGAACCAAGGTTCATCATTTTTAACAACCGTTCTGATTTGATGATTTTGGTATTGAAACAATTTAGTTAACTTGTCCACGTTAGTACCCCCTACATATTTTTAAGATTCACGTTGCTATTTTAGCAACGTTTTGAGCAAAAAAATCATCAATTTCACATTTGAGAATCTCAGCTAGGAAAGGTAAATGATCAGCTTTAAAAGCATAAGTTCCATTCTCGTATTTGAGATATGTCGATGAATTCTTAAAACCTAACCCTTCCGCCATTTCCTTTAATGTAATACCTAAATCCAAACGACGTTTCTTAATGGTATTTCTATTTAAGGTTTTCAATGTTGCACCCCCTTATCATTTCTGTTTTAGCAATGTTTCTAATTACATATTACATTTCTGTTTTAGAAATGTCAACAACTAAATTGCTAATTTAGAAATAAATTTTATTTCCAATACAGAAACCTGTTAAAATAGTATTGCTATTATAGAAAGTTGGTGAGAACTATGACTGTTGGAGAACGAATAATAAAACTTAGAGAGAAAAAGAATTGGAATCAAAGAGAACTTGCTAGAAGAGCAGGGCTTAACTACAGTGTAATGAACCGTATAGAGACAGGTAAACGTCCTACAACTGATCAAGAACTTAAAATATTTGCTGATTTATTTAACGTTTCTACCGATTTTCTCCTTGGTCGAGAGAATTCTCCAAAGGATAATCCAGATGTTCAAGGTATCTGGTTCTATGATATGGATGATATTTCTGAGGAAGAATTTCAAGAAATAGAAGAAGAACTTAATGAATACAAAGAATACTTACTCGCTAAAAAAAGAAAGAAAAAGTAATTTTTTAAAGCATCGTTAAGCAAAAGTATCGAAATGATTTTTCATTTTAATACATTTGTTTATGCGAATGCCTCTTCTTCTTAATACGTTATTGACGTTATTAATGACGTTATTAATATAAGTTCATTACTTGTTCATTCTTGGTTCATTACCCGTTCATTACTGTAAAAAAATACAAGTGGTTTAACCTTAGAGCCACAAGGGATACAGGAATCACCCGTTCATTACTCGTTCATTCTTGGTTCATTCCTTCATCATTCTAAAGTGTTATCTTTTAGAACATTAAAAACCTGCTATAATAAGGTTTTAAACATACATATAGAAAAATTCGGTTTAGGTTTTTAATGAGAGGTTAAGAGAGAAGTAAGTATATTTTTGTATAAAAAATGAACTTACTTCTTTATCTTACAACGTATTTATCAAGGGGGCCTATTTACACTATGGATTATCAGTACGTACCAACACACCTAGAGGAATGGATTTCTAAGGAATATATTAAGAGACAAATTCTTACACCTGAAGATTTAACAATTGATAATATTGCCGAGTGTTTTCATCTTGATGTAATCATTCGTGATGGACGTGTATATTCAGTTGAGATTGATGGTGAATTTGTTATATTTCTACGTGACGAAGAGAACCCGCAAAGACAAAAGGAAAAATTCTTTCACGAGCTATGTCATATTCTCATCCACTCGGGAAGGCAGACCAATATGCCATTACTTTTACGTGAACTACAAGAAAACCAAGCAGAAAACTTTGTGAAGTACGCTTCTCTCCCCTACCATATGCTTTCCTACATCAAAGAAGATGATGTGTATTACACTTCTGAGTTATTTAATATTTCTGTTAATATTTGTAGAGACCGAATGTTTTCGGTTCAAGCAAGAAAACCCTATAAAAGAGGTTACATATTTCATCAATTAGTACCAGCTCTATCTCGCTGTTAATTTTTTTAACCTTGAACTGGTAAAATAGTACTGTAGTTCTATTTAAATATAAAATTCCCAAAAACCTTATAAACAAGGAGGAATTGCATTGAAAAAGTTAGGTGTTACATCATTAGCATTAGCTTTAACTCTAGGATTAGCTGCTTGTGGGAACTCCGAGAAAAATTCTTCTGAAAGCTCAGAAACAAGTAGCCCTGATACAAAACCAGTAAGTCAACAAGAAGCATCTGTCAAAGTTACAGATAAAGTTTTCTATACTTGGGAAAACGAATCCATTGGCGACATTCCGCAAATTGTAGCTTATGCAGCTTTAAAAAATACAGGTAAAACATCTGTAGATGTAAGAAATACTAAACTCACCTATTTAGATAAAGATGGTGGAGTACTACAAAGCACTTCTGCAAGTCAAACACTAATTCCTAGTATTGCCCCTTCAATGATTGCCCCAGGAGAAACTGCGTATCTAGCTATCTCTGAGGATGTTGGAGAAACATTCAAAGATGTTACAGATATTGAAGTTGAAGTATCCCCTGAACCTATTGATTTTGGTCTTAACACTTTGAAAGCTGAAAATGTAAAGGTAGTAAAGACTGATGACTGGGGTGGAGATATACACGTTACAGGATATTTAAAAAACAGTATTGATCAAGAAGCACCTACGGTAGAGGCAGCTGCTGGGTTATATGATAAGAACAATAAATTCATCGGTGCTATCTTCCCTGGCACTGATCATCAAATAAGTCTCCAAGCTAAGGACAAAACTAGCTTTCAATTAGGGGTTCCGTCATTCCCTTCTGACAAAGTAAAAGATGTAGATCATGCTGAGATTCAGGCAATGGCTGTAAAATTTGAATAAATTATGATTTGCCCTTTCGGGGGCTTTTCTTATAAAATTAAACCGAACGTAGGTTTGTAAAGGAGGAGCATATATTGGCGTATTTTCGAAAAATCAAATCTAAAACAGCTAAAAAAGGTTATACTTGGGGTTTTACTATGGATGTAGGAATAGATCCTGTTACTGGAAAGCGGAAACAAACTTCTAGACGCGGATTTGCTACTAAATCTGAAGCGGAAGCTGCTTATCATGCGTTGAAAGGTCAGCTTTATAAAGGGATGAAGTTAGAATCAAATGACGTTTTATTTAAAGATGTATTAGAAGATTGGTTAGAATCATACAAAAAGACAGTGAAAATTAGTACCATTCGATCCCGTAAAAATTTAATTAAACATCTTCTTCATTATTTTGGAAATGTGAAATTAAAGAATATTAAACGTCATATGTATCAACAAATGTTGGATGATTTTTATGAAAAAGGATATTCCTTAAGTTCAATATCAAGTCTTCACATAACTGCAAATTTAATCTTTAAGCGTGCCTTAGAATTAGAACTGATTCACCAGAGCCCCGCTACTTTTGCTAAATTGCCTAAAAAACAAGTAACTGTTGAAGAGGTAGAAAGTGACGAAACTAAAGTTAACTTTCTTGAGAAAAAAGAGTTAATGGAGTTTCTTGAAGTAGCCAAAATAGAGGGTTTATACTTAGATTATCAATTATTCTCTACCCTTTCATATACAGGAATGCGAATAGGAGAAGCGTTGGCTTTGAAGTGGACAGACATTGATTTTGAAACTGGTATCATTAGTATCACAAAAACTTTATTTAACGGAACTAATCGTATGACTAATTACCAGCTACTCCCTCCAAAAACTAAAGAATCTATTCGGACTATCTTTGTTGATGAATTTATTCTAAAGGTCTTAAAAAGACATAAAGTGCAACAATCTGAATATAAGTTGTTGGCGGGTACTGATTATGCAAATGAGGATTTTGTTTTTGCTAACCCAAATGGATATCCCGTAACAACAAAATTCATGAATCACCGTATAAGACGACTTTTAAAGAAAACATCTATTACAAAACACATTACTCCCCACTCTTTACGTCATACTCATGCTTCCCTTCTAATCGAAGCTGGAGCTGGAGTGAAAGAGGTGCAGGAAATATTAGGCCATAGTGATGTTACAACCACTATGAATATATATGCTCACATGACAAAGGATTTAAAAGAAAAGACATCTCACAAATTCAGTCAATTAATGAGAAATCTTAATGAAAACTTATAGTTTCCAACTAAATGTGGTCGAAATGTGGTCGTTTGCAAAATAAGTTAGCTAAAAACCCTTAAATATCAAGGTTTTTAGCCATTGGAGAAGACATCATACTAATGGCTCCTATATCATGAAGCACATCCTCTGCTGCAATCGTAGCTGCGCGAATTCTTGAGCGACTAAAAGCAACATCTTCCGGCACGTTTGCATCTAAATGATGGCATACCATCATCATGTCTAAATGTTCTTCCATTGTATTTGATGTGTAGGGCATTGTTGGTGTTGTTGAAGAAGGTAAAATGTTGGAGTAAGAAGCTAGTTTCATAATGTCTGGAGCATGTCCTCCACCTGCACCTTCAATATGGTACGTATGAATGACACGGTCTCCAATGGCTTCGAGTGTATCTTCTAAAAACCCCGCTTCATTTAGTGTATCTGTATGTATTGCGACTTGAATGTCCAATTGCTCGACGACATCCATGCATGTTTCAATTGCGCGAGGTGTTGATCCCCAATCTTCATGAAGCTTAAGACCAACTGCCCCAGCTTCAATTTGTTCGATTAAAGGGGCTTTATGAGAAGCATTTCCTTTTCCTAAGAACCCTACATTTACAGGGAACTCTTCAGCAGCTTCAAGCATTCTTTCCATATACCAAGGACCTGAAGTACACGTTGTGGCTTTACTTCCTGTAGTTGGTCCAGTTCCACCGCCAATCATTGTTGTAATACCTGAAGAAAGTGCAACATCCATTTGTTGGGGACAAATAAAATGAATATGAGTGTCAACCCCACCAGCTGTTAAGATTTTTCCCTCTCCTGAGATGACTTCAGTACCAGCTCCAATGACTAGGTTAGCGTCAACGTTATCCATAATATCTGGGTTTCCGCTTTTCCCTACCCCTACAATTCTCCCGTTTTTCACTCCAACGTCAGCTTTTATAATACCTGTATGATCAATCACAATTACATTTGTGATCACTAAATCAAGGGCTCCTTCCTTAGCTGTTAATCGTCCATTCTGTCCCATCCCATCACGAATCGTTTTTCCTCCGCCAAAGATGACCTCTTCTCCGTACACTGTGCAGTCTTTTTCGATTTCAACCCATAAATCCGTATCTGCTAGTCGGATCTTATCCCCTACTGTAGGACCAAAGAGATCTGCATATTGTCTCTTAGACATCCTCAT